AACCCGGGACGTTACCCTGTAGTTTAAAAATAATGTGCGTCATTATAATAATTTTTCTGTTTGAATATTATTTGGTTTATCTAACTTCAATTGGTTTTTTAATGATTCCTCAATTGAAAAATGATTTGTTGTTGCTTGTGACATTAATTGATTAATATTTCTATCAATTGATATTGTGTATGATGAAGCTAAAGATAGAACTTGTTTTTGTTGTTCTGGGTCCATCATTAAAATCGAATCTAAGTTACCAGTTCCTATTCTTCCGTAAGATATCATATCCAGCATAGCTTGCTTAGCCATACGAACTGTCCAATATTCATGCTCATATTTTTCTTCTAGTTCTGGATTACCAAATACATCGATAAGTTTTGTACCATCTGGTAAGATAGCATCATCGGTTTCTAAAAATTCTTTAATAAGTTCAATAAATCCTTGTCTTTCTCTATAAGCATCTTTAAGATTTCTTTTGAATTTTCTTAAATCAATCAACTTGTCAGCGATTGTTAAATCAACCATTTCCCTTCTTTTAGGATCTGTAATGAATTCTTTACTTTCTTCGTCCATTTGAATCTCAAGCTCAGCTTTTCTAACAGTATACTCTAGATGTTCTACTGCGTCCTCTCTACCTCTTAATTCTAATAACCATTGTTTTAATTTTGCGTATGAGGTTATTTGAGCGCCACCAACGAAATTATATGCTTTATACTTTGGTAATGCGAATGACATTGATTCTGATATTTTCATCAGCTTTTCGTCAAATGGGTTATTTAAGCTTTTTGATCTGTCATATTTGTAACCTTCCATAAATAAAATTGTTTTTGTTGTAATATAAGTAAAATTTTTCAAATTGTCAACTATTGTCTCCATCCACAATGGCCAGAAGAAGTTCCCCCGTTTACACCCGGATTTAACCCCGTTACACTGCTGCTTCCGCTATCAGTGGCATAGTAAAATTTCCAGCTGCCATTGTTTTGTGTGCCATCATAATTCCCTAACATATATTGCCAATCTTGCCCCATTGTAAAATTCTCTTCTCCACAGTTAGCATATGGTTTGGCTACGTTACCAATATTAGTATCGTTAGCGTTGCTCCATCTTCTCAAGTTATATCCTCCATTATATGATCCTTCATTACCAGCATAACCTTTCCCCACTTTTGAGCTAATACCTTTTTGTTGTGCGTGATTACCCCATTGAGTGGACGAACTTGCTGTGTCGTTTGAGAAATTAAATTTTATTCCTGCACTAGATGTCCAACCGTATCCAAAATTTTCATCAGAAAATGCTGCTCCGCCGTCACTACCATTGATTGTTGTTAATGCGAAGCCAGTAACTAAACTCTCATTTGATAAATTAAATTTTTCCATTGTGGTGGAACCACCTGAAAATAAATAAGCCATCTCGGTTTCTTTATGCATTGTACCTAGATCACTTCTAGATATTGCAATATTAAATTTAGATTGGTTGGTATATCTTGTATCAGTAACCATGTTAATCGCTGATGTAAATGTGCCATATACATCGCCAGCATATTTCATGCCACCATCACTGTTTACTGACCATACGAAAAAAATACTTTTGTTACACGCTCCTGATGTATAAGATGCAGGGTAGTCTAATAATTCACCGATATGTGTTGTTTGATCAATTAGATTTGTTGTTTTATGAACATTTTTCCATGGTGACCCATCTTTATAGCCTCCTGCCAAATATGAGTAATTAATTATTTGTCTATATCTAAATGTAGTTGGTTGTGTTTCTTGCGCTGCTATTCTTTCCCATCCGTCATCAATGTTAGAAACGCCCGTATATAACATCAAATAACTACTACCGCTAGTTGATGTTTCAAGATATAATGATCCTGAACGTGGGTTAGACGGTCTGCTTGCTCTAGGCCCTCTAGGAGGTCTATTAACAACCCTATCCGATCTTAAACTGCCACTAACTTCTAAATTCTCGTATATCATTTTTTATAATTATTTTAACCTCTCCAACCACAGTGTCCTGATGATGTACCACCATTAACACCTGGGGCTAATCCACTTACACTTGTTGTTCCAGTATCTGTTGCGTAGAAGAATTTCCAACTTGTATTATTCTGTGCACCGTCATAGTTACCTAACATATATTGATGGTCCTGTCCCATTGTAAAGTTTTCCTCCCCACAGTTAGGGTGTGGTTTAGCAACGTTACCAATATTGGTATCATTAGCGTTGCTCCATCTTCTTAGATTATAACCACCACTATACGAACCTTCGTTACCGGCATACCCCTTCCCTACTTTGGAACTAATGCCTTTTTGTTGTGAGTGTGCTCCCCACATACCAGTAGATGTGAATGTTTCGGATGCAAAGCTAAATTTAATTCCGGCAGCAGATGTCCAACCATATCCAAAATTTTCATCTGAAAAAGCAGAACCACCATCGCTACCATTGATTGTTGTTAAATTAAAACCTGTCATAATGGTTTCATTACTCAAATCAAATTTTTCAACAGTTGAGCTACCACCGGTAAACATATATGCAAACTCGGTTTCTTTGTGCATAGTACCTAAATCACTTCTTGCTGTGGTAATATTAAATCTAACACTATGTGCATAGTTGGTATCATTGGCCATATTAATTGCTGATGTTCTTGTACCATCTACAGTATCAGGGCCTTTAAATGCCCCATCGGTATTAACTGACCAAACAAAGAAAATATATCTACTACAAGCGCCAGATGTATATGAAGCTGGGTAATCTAATAATTCACCGATATGAGAAGTCTGATCTGTTGAATTAATTGTTTTGTGAACATTTTTCCATGGCGATGAATTTTTATAACCACCGGCGAGATATGAAACAGCAATAATTTGTCTAAATTTAAATCCAACGTTTGAATTAACTTGTGATGATACTCTAACCCAACCATTGTCACCATTATCTAAACCAGTATATACCATGAGAAAGCTACCACTACTAGCTTGTTCTAGATACAATGAGCCTGTCACTGGACTGGCTGGTCTGTTCGCTCTAGATCCTGCTGGTGGTTTTGCTACCCCTTGAGTTCTTAACGATCCACTAATTTCTATATTATCGTGACGCATATTTTATAAATACATTTTTTAATTTCTCCAACCACAATGTCCTGATGAAGTTCCACCATTAACACCTGGAGCTAATCCAGATGGATTTACAGTACCTGTATCAGTCGCATAGATAAATTTCCAACTGGTATTATTTTGTAAACCATCATAGTTTCCTAACATATACTGGTGATCTTGCCCCATTGTAAAGTTTTCTTCCCCACAGTTTCCATGCGGCTTTGCTACGTTACCAATATTGGTTTCATTAAATACGTTCCATCTTCTTAGGTTATATCCTCCGTTGTATGTTCCTTCATTACCCGCATATCCTTTACCCCATTTAGAGCTAATTCCTTTTTGTTGACCGCTAGCTCCCCATTGTTGGTTATTTGTGAATGTATCTGTAGCAAAAAATAATTTATTGCCACTTTCAGACCCGTAACCATAACCATAGTTCTCATCAGAAAACCCAGAACAACCTAATGAACTGGTAATAGATGTTTTTAATGTTAAGTATGGTTGCATATTTGGATAATATACACTGTACATAACTTCATTGGTTAAATTAAATTTTTCAACGGTTGCTACACCACCGCCAAATACCCAAGCAAATTCTGTTTCTTGAAACAAGGTACCTAGATCGTCTCTAGCGTTTGCTAAATCCCATTTGGATTGGTGGGCATACGCGGTTTCGTTTACCATATGGACACCTGTGGTCCAGGTCGAATGAATTTGTGTTGCGGATTTCCACGCACCATCTGTATTTGTTGACCAAACAAATAATATTGATTTACTACAAGCCCCAGATGTATACGATGCGGGATAGTCCATTAACTCACCTAAGTGAACAGTTTGATCTGTTGCATTGGTTGTTCTATGAACATTTTTCCACGGAGATGCGTCTTTGTAACCACCTGCCAAATATGAGTAGTTAATTATTTGTCTATATAAAAAGCCGATTCTATCTGTGTTTTGTGAACCAACAGGCTCCCAACCATCATCTCTATTTAGTACCCCCGTATATGTTGCAACAAAACTTCCACTGCTAGATTCTTCAAGATAAAGAGACCCTATTTCTGGATTAGCCGGTCTATTAGCTCTTGGTCCTCTAGGTATTATATATTGTCCGCTAACATCTAAAGAGCCACTAACAATTACATTTTCTCTTAACATACTTTAATATAAGATTTTTATCTCAAAACAACAACCCTTCCGGTTCTATTTGCTGCAAAAGTTATTGTCACTACGTTTGTATTTGTTGTTACAATTGAAGATGGCCAGAACATCTCATCGTTACTATCATATACCATAACCATAACATCTTTTGATCCTAGGTTATGTGTAACAGTTACCGATGATACATTACTAAATGATGTTGCATATGTTGAGTTACCAAAATCTTTAACAAGGTTACCACTTCTAGCATAAATTGCACCGCCGCTTGTTACATATGCAACAGTTGAGCCTGCAGATTGGAAATTAACCAAAGTAGCTTGTCCACCTCCGGATACGGTGTTAGAGTTAATATCAATTCTACCAGCTCTGATTTCCATGAAATCTTCTTGGTCGTTTTCAACTCTAATTGTTAGTTTTGCCCTCTCTGATGTACCGCCGCTATTATTTTCATAATAAATTTGAGCGCCATCAGAAGGGTAGTTGTTACCCGATCTAAAATCAATACCACAATAACCTGTGGCATCACTTGCAGAAGATGTTAAAACAATGTTAGCATTTGCAATACCATAGGTACTTCTTCCAGTTGCTACACCATTACCAACTGTTAAACCTCCAAATGTTGGCGTTGCTGTTGTTGTTACACTCTGGTTCATAGCAGCGGCATTCGCATATAATGTGGTATCCATAAGTCTACCTCCACCATTACTACTATCTATATAACCCTCAACAGTACCTGCAACATTTCTGAAGTAAATTGTTCCGTTGGTATCCAAATAAATTCCACCAGAACTCGTTCTTATGTGTAAATTGTTTGCAGCATCTCTTGGTCTAAACCATGCGGTTCCACCAACATCCTGTAAACCAAATGATGTTGTGTTTGGTGTGGTTAAGTTACCACCAAACGCTACTGTTTGACTTGAGTTAATTGTGATAGCGGCAACACCATTTGTTGCTAGGTACAAACTATTTGCACCTTCAGCATGTAATGTTAAACCACCAGCTAAATTTGAATAAACATAACCACCACTTGCTCTATATTGCCCAGACGCTGTAAAAGTACTACCTAATAAAGCAATACCCGCGCCATTTGTTGTTTGGTCATTACCCATACAAACATTTGAGTTTGATGATGCCGTGGTATTTCTAAATGTAGCACTTGTTGCACCACCATTAACTGTTAATCCACCAAATGTTGGTGACGCCCCTGTATGAATATTCTGTGGTAATGATAATGTCACACCTCCTGTTGATGCGCTAGCGGTAACTTGGTTTGCTGTACCTGTGATTGATGTTACACCAGAGTTTGTTACTGTAACTGATCCAGTTGTGGTATCAACACTTATTCCTGTTCCAGCATTTACAGCAGTAACTTTAGCTGCAGTATATGTTGTAGAAATAGATGATCCATTCCAAGTACCTGAAGTGATTGTTCCACCCGATACTGATAAACCATTAATACTACCTGAAAATGTTGCACCACCAAAATCTAATGTTAAGTAATCCTTATATGTCGAATCGTCTCTAAAAGCTCCAAACACAAATCTAGCACTTGTGCCGTTTAAACCATTTCTTACTAAACGAATATCTCCTAATACTCTACCACTACCAATAGACCCACCTGGATTAATTTGTAATGTTATGTTTGAATATTGACCAGCAGCGTTTGTTGTATCAGTGTTTTGCATAACAAAGAAACGACCTGCATCTGTTGGATCAGTATTTGCTGTAAATGTTTGTGTTGAACCGGTTTGAACTGTTAACACGCCTCTACTATCGCTTCCACCTATTTGTACTCTACCTGTAGAGGTTAGACCGGCAAATGTTGGTGTTGCAGCTGTATGAATATTTTGTGGTAATGAGAATGTTACAGCACCTGTACTTGCGCTCACATTAACTTGATTCGTTGTTCCGGCAACCGATGTTATTTTTGCATCAGTATATGCTGTTCCTATTGAAGTACCATTCCATACACCTGTTGTTACGGTACCCATATAAACAGTACCATCACCATAAATTCTAAATAAATGATCTGCTCCCCAATGACCTAATGATACATAGTTACTGTTTGATCCGGCGCCTGCCCAGTTATAACCAATATAACCAGAGTTTTTAGTACTACCAGCAGAACCAACAACTATAATGTTTGTTTGACCAGCAGTCATGTTTGCGCTAAATGCTTCTATCGAATGGTTAAATGTTGCTGCACTAGAGTTATTAACTTTTAATGTTGCGGCATTACCAGTACCTGTAGATCCAATAATTAATTGTCCGGTCATAGTGTCACCAGCCTTCTGTACAAATGATGATGTAAGTTGTGCTGAACCTGAAACCGTACCTGTTCCACTTAATATTGTTGCTGCAGTTATGGAACCGCCAAGTGATATACTATTACCCGCAATTGAAATAGAACTATTTGTAAGTGATGAGTTTCCAATATTGCTTAATGTATTGGAAGCACCGCTAATTGTTTTGTTTGTTAATGTTTGTGATGTTGTTCTTAGTACAACATCGTCTTCAGCACCTAATGGCCCTGCTATCCATTTATCATTTGTTGTGTCCCATAATAATGAGCCCGATGTAAGATTTGCTGCTGTTGCATCTCTAACAACAAGACCAGCATTTGTAGCCCCAGTACCATTCAATTGAATAATATTATCCGCAATATTAACTGTTGTTGAGTTTACAGTTGTTGTTGTTCCTGATACTGTAAAGTTACCTCTAACAGTTACGTCAGCGCCACTCAAACTAAATGCACTATTGAATGAGCTTGTAAATGTATTCAAACTACTTGTTGCGGTATTAATTGCACTAATAGCTGTATTGTTTGAACTAGTGTACGAATTTAGTGAACTTGTTGCAGTCTCAATTGCGTTTAATCTACTAGAAGCACTACTTGTAAAGCTATTTAAACTACTAGTTGCAGTATGAATAGCATTTATATTTGTTGTATTAGAACTTGTGTAGCTATTTAAAGATCCAGATGTTGATTCTAACGAATTTAATCTTCCAGCAGCACTGCTTGTAAATGTATTTAAACTTGCTGTAGTTGATTCAATAACACCTAATCTTGTATTAGTAGAAGATGTGTACGAGTTTAAACTACTTGTTGCGGTATGAATTGCATTAATGTTCGTTGTATTAGAACTTGTATATGAATTCAATGAACTTGTTGTAGATTCTAATGATGTTAATCTACTAGCTGCGCTACTTGTAAATGTATTCAAACTACTTGTTGCAGTATGAATAGCATTTATGTTAATGGTGTTAGAACTTGTATAAGAGTTTAGTGAGCTTGTTGTTGACTCAATTACCCCCAATCTTGTATTGGTACTTGATGTGTAAGAATTTAAAGAACTGGTTGCTGTTTCAATTACCCCCAATCTTGTATTGGTACTTGATGTATAAGAATTTA